CGCTAAACCCCGTATTTGACCTAAAAGGGGGCAGAATGGCCACAAACAAGCGTGCTGCCTACAAGAAGCTAGACGCTGCCCTCGCGCCGACGATGTCCACGATCGAATACCTGACGCACTCACTTGTCCAGCTAGAGCAAGCCGCGCAGGATGCGATTGACTCGCGCAGCTGGCAGGCGTGCTCGGCGCTCAAGCTTCGCGCGCTTCAGACTCGGGTGGACCTCGACGTCGCGGTCGAGAAGGCGAACCGTCCCGACGACGCGATGTCGGACGAGCAGCTGCTCGGCATCATCGTCCAGGCAATCGCCCAACTGCCGGCGCCGCACCTCGAGCGCATCGAGGAGGCAGTGTCGATCCGTCGTCACGGTGCCCGGCCTCGCCTGGTGACGGGGACCGACGGGTGAACCTGAGCGCGCTAGCGCAGTCGGTGGACACGTTGCACCGTCGGTCGGTCGCAGACCCTCTGGCCTACTTTGTGCCGACGCCTCCCCAGCTGGCCTTCCTCGGATGCACTGCGCCCATTGCGCTCGCGCGGTCTGGGAACCAGCTGGGCAAGACCACGATGGGCCTCGTGGACTGCATCTACCGGTGCCTCGGGTCGCACCCCTACCAGCTGGTCAAGGCCGCACCGATCGAGGCGTGGGTCGTGGTGGTGTCGTGGGAGCAGAGCCTCGGCATCCAGCAGAAGCTCTGGGCCTTGCTCCCGAAGGACGCGATCGACCCGGACACTGAGTTCATTCCGGGCAAGGGCTTCCGGGGCAAGACGCCGATCATTCGGTTCCGCAACGGGAGCGTGCTCCGCATCCGGACCGTCAATCAGGGCGCGCTCGCGCTGGCCGGCTCGACAATCGACTATGTTTTGGTGGACGAGCCCCCACCGATCGCCATCTGGTCTGAGCTGGTCCCGCGCGTGATGCGGAACCGGGGACGCATCCGGGTCACGCTGACGCCGGTGGGCGCTCCGCTCGGCTGGCTACGCGAGCTGGTCGAGAAGAAGATTGTGGTGGACATGCACTTCCCTCTGACGGTCGAGAACACCACGCCCATCGGCGGGCGGGCGCTCCTCGAGGCGGAAGACATCGAGCGCATGGAGTCGCAGATCCTGCCGATGGAGCGGCGCCAGCGCATACACGGTGATTGGGACGCAGGGTTCTCCGAGGGCCGCATCTTCGCTGGCTTCGATCCGGTGGCGCACGTGTCGGACCTGCTACCGGAAGGCGAGTGCCAGGTAGGGATCGGGATTGACCACGGGTCCGAGGGCGGGAGCCAAGTGGCGACGCTGTGCCTAGTGTCGCGTGACGGTGGCGTCGAAGGGAACCCCCGGTTCTGCATCCTTGACCAGTGCATCTCCACAGGCGCGACCACGCCAGAGCAGGACGCGCGAGACATCCTCGCGATGCTGCGACGGAACGCGATGCGCGTGGAGTCAGTGGACCGGTGGGTCGGGGACCGTAAGCACGGCGGGCGACGATGGGGCGGCAAGAAGTCAAACGCCCTGCTGATGCAAGGGTTCGAGCGCGAACTGCGCCTCCCTGTCGGCGCCATCCCCTTCCGGATGCACACGGCGTGGAAGCCAGCGGGCAGTATCTACGAGGGTACGCGCATCCTGCATAGTGCCATGCTGCGGCACGACTTCACGATCCATCCCCGGTGCAAGCAGCTTATCGAGGACCTCAAGATGTGGGACGGTGCCGACGACGAGCACAAACACGGGATCGACTCGCTGCGTTACGGTGCGGTGGAGCTCGTGACGCGTAGGCTATATGTGCCCCACCACGTGAGGATCGGATGACGCAAGTTCCTATCATCGGCACCGACACCTACGAGATCCGTCGCGTCGAGCACACGCGCCTTCGTCGCCGCTTGCTTGAAGGCACCTGGGAGGAGGACCTCCACAACCGTCTGCAGATCCATCTGGGCACGGTCCGCAAGGCAGCGTGGGGCCTGCCGGACATGAGCAGTAACGTCTTCCGTCAGATCGCTAGATCGCTAGCTAGCCTCTACATCCAGCCGCCCGACGTCTCTCACCCGACGCGCAACCTCGCGGCTGCGGGCATCGTGGACATGGTCGCAAGGTCGGGCCTGTGGGCCACCATGAACCGCTTCCAGCAGCTGACGATCGGGTGTCGCGAATACTGGCAACGTGTCCACGTGTCGGCTGACGGTCGATTGACGTTCCGGCCTGTGGCGCCCGACATGACGATCGCGAAGTCTTTCGCGGACCGGCCTGACTACCCTGTCTCGGTCCGTGAGATGCGGGAGCGCATGGACGCTGACGGCAAGCCGCGCTGGACTTGGGATGTGCTTGACATCAGCGACCCCGAGAACCCGATCTACGAGGTGCGCGCCTACGTCGACGGGGGCAAGGTCGGGGAGGACCTGAGCGCCGTGTACCTGAACGGCAGCTACTCGGGCGCTGCCTACCCGTACCGACGCAGCGACGGGCGGCCCATCCTGCCCTACGTCCTGTACCATGCAGAGCGCATCGGCGACCGGCTCTTCGACGCGTACGAGGGCATCGAGGTAGTCGAGGGCTCGCTGAACATCGCCGTCAGCTATTCCATGCTCTTCCACGCCATCAAAGACTCGTCGTGGCCGCAACGGTACATCATCGGGGCCGAGCCGCAGGGCGGGACCATCGAGGGCGGCGTAGCGGGTGCCCGTCGCGAGGTCGTCTCCGACCCTGCTACGGTCCTCATGCTGCGCGCCAGCGACGAACAGCAACCCGTCATTGGACAGTGGCAGGCCGGCTGCGACACGACGCAGCTGGAGAACACGATCAGCGCGTTCGCCAACCGGTTGGCGCAGGACGCCGGCGTGTCCCCTGCCGACATTCAGCGCATGGGTGGGACGGCCCGTAGCGGGTACGCGATCGCTCTGTCGAACGAGGGCAAGCGCGACGCTCAGAAGGTGTACGCGCAGTCCTTCCGGGCCAGCGACGAGCAGCTCGTGATGACGGCCGCGATCCTCGCGAACCGCGCGATGGGCTCGCAGTTTCCGGAGGGCGGCTACTCCGTGCAGTACCGCTCCATCCCCCTGTCCGGGTCCGAGCTGGACGGTCGCAGGAAGCACGCGCTGGAGCTCCTCGACGCCGGCCTCATGACGCGCATCGATGCCCTGCGCCTGTTCGACGATGCGCTCACCGAGCAAGACGCGGTCGCCATGCTCGCGGAGATCGACGCGATGAACAAGGCCACCGAGGTCGCGTCTGAGGCGACCGAGATGGAAGCGGAAGAGGAGACGCCGGAGCACGAGGCCGCGCCTGGTGATGTCGCCGAAGACGTCGCGGAAGGCGAGGCGCACGACGAGGAGGCAGCTCCGACGGCAGTAGCCGGCGAGGGTGAGAGCGTCGCCGCTGCCGCCGCTGCCGCAGGCCAGCCTGCTAGTTCTGTCGCGCTCAACGGCGCGCAGGTACAGGCCGCTCAGGGCATCATCACCTCGGTCGCCAAGGGCGAGCTGCCTCGCGCGACGGGCGTGGAGATGCTGGTCCAGTTCTTCAACATGGACGCCGCGTCGGCTGAGACCCTCATGGGTACAGTCGGCGGGAGCTTCTTCATCGCGCCGCAGGAGCCTCCCGGTGGCGGAGCATAGCGACCGACCACGCCGCGACCTCGCGGCTACGGACCCTGCGGTGCTGCGCCGCTTCCTCGAGGAGGGGGCGCGTGCCGGCTTCCGTGCGCCTGCGTCGGTAGCTGCCGAGGCTCGCCGCGGCTTGGAGCTCCGCGAGAAGTACAACCGGGGCGGGACTGCGGTGGGCGCCCGTCGCGCGACCCAGCTGGCCGACCGCAAGGTGGTATCGGTTGAGACGCTGCGCCGGATGGTGGCTTTCTTCGATCGCCACGAAATCGACCTAGACGCTCCAGCCGCGAGGCCGGGGCACCCTAACTACCCCTCCGCGGGTCGTATCGCCTGGCTACTTTGGGGCGGTGACTCGGGACGCGTCTGGGCAAGACGTCTCCTGCGGGCGCAAGAAGCAACCCGCAAGGAGTGACCATGCCCGACGACACCACAATCCCCGACGACGTCGGCACCTCGCGTGCCGAGGACCGCATCCGTAGCCTGAGCACCGAGCGTAAGCAGCTCCGCGAGCAGCTCGCCGAGCTTCAGAGCCGGTACGAGCAACAGTCCGAGATGGTGAAGCAGGCCGACACGTACAAGGCCAGCGCGAGCGACTGGGAGGCCAAGTTCTCCACCGCCCGCAGTCAGTGGGAGACGGAGCGCGAGCTCTTCTCGCGCGGCATCACCGACCAGGAGGGGATGGACTTCGTCCGCATCGCGTACGACCGTCTCCCTGCCGAGGGCCGCCCCCCGCTCGGGGAGTGGCTGGCCGGCGACAAGCTGCCGAAGGCCGTACGCGCGTACATGCCTGACGCGGCTACCGCGCCTGTGCCGGCAGCGAAGACGACCACACCGCCTCCCCCGGCGAACGCCGGCGCGACCAACGCCCCTGCGGGTGCCCCGTCGCAGTACTCCCCCGAGGCGATCTCGCGCATGAGCCCCGGCGAGTACAAGGCCGCACGCGCGGCGATCCTCGGGCTGGACCGCTAGCAGCTCGACGCGTGCGCGTAGGCAGGCGATGCGCTAGTCTACGCGTACCCGTCGGGTCGAGCCCCGTACCAGCGATGCCGGGATGACGACCAACCATCATCATCGAGGTACACCCGCATGGGACTCACCGACTACTCGCCCGCTCTTGCAGGCACCGCCCGCGTCGCCGCCGTTCTCAGCCAGGAGATCCAGCTCAAGCTGGCCGATCGCGCGAGCCTGCACAACCACCCCGCAATCGTGAACTTCGGCAACATGGCCGGTCGTGGTTCCGCGGCCCTTCAGGTGCCCGTCATCGGCCTCGACGGGTCGGACCTCCTCGCGTCCGCTGCCGACGGCGCGGTCGTCGCGAACACGACGCTTACCTCCGCTGCCGCGACCCTGACGATCGGGCGCTACGCGCTCCGCTACGACTTCACGGACCTCGCCGGTCTCACGGACTCGATCGGGCTCAACGCTCAGCGCCTCGCGGAGAGCATGGTCGGTTCGACGCTCATGGCGTTCCAGAACGCTTTGTGCGACGTCATTGACGGCTTCACCGCCACTGCCGGTTCGACGGGCGTGGACATGAGCGTGGACGACTTCTACTCGGCTCAGTTCGCGTTGACGCTCGCCAGCGTCCCCGGTCCCTACATCTGCGTGCTTCACCCCCGCCAGCTCGCGGACTTCCAGAGCTCCCTTCGTGCGGAGTACGGCGCCACCCAGTTCGTGATGGCGACGCAGGAAATGCTCAACATCAAAGGTCAAGGGCTGGCCGGCTCCTTCAACGGCGTAGAGGTCTACGTGAGCTCGAAATGCCCAACGGCGAACGCCGGCGCAGACCGGGCCGGCGCCATGTTCGGCTACGGGGCGGTCGGCTACGTCGAGGGCTCCCCGTTCCCCATCGTCGGCGCGTCCGGCGTGGTGACCCCGGCGGGCTCTCCGGTGGTGGTCGAGTTCGACCGCATCGTCGGCGGTGGTACCACCTCGATCCTCGCCAGCTACTACCTTGGCATCGGGAAGCTCCAGGACTCGATGGGCGTCTCGATCATCACCGACGCATGAGCGTCATCTAGGAGAACACGTGGCAGTCACCTTCACCGATCCTTCCAACGCCGCCGGACCGACCTTCGCAGGTCGTCCCGCTGTGACTTCTGCGGCAGGGGCGCCCAAGCTCAACCTGCCGTCGAACTCGCAGTGGTGGTACATCTGGCATCCGGCGCGCTGGCAGTGCATCGAGGGAGAGTGGCTGCCTGTGCTCGCCAAGCTGCGGGCCACCCCCGGCGTGAACGGCGTCGATAAAGACGGCGACACCTCGGGGGCGGAGACGAAGCACCGTCGCGAGCACTGGACGGTGATCCCGTGGGAGGTCATCGAAGGTGGCTACGTCACGGAGTACGACGGCGTGCGTGGTCCTGTGAGGCTCTCCCGCTGGGAGACGCCGCGCATGGTCGCGGGTTCTGTCGTGCTCACCTCGGACGAGGCCGGATACCACGAGTTCCTCCGCGGGCTCGTGGCGTCCGGTGTCGTACGCGCCCCCGACCCGTACACGCTGGACGGTCTGCGGGAGCGCCAGCGCATCCGAGTGCAAGAGAACACGAAGCGCGCCGGCTCCGACCCGGAAGCGCAGCGCCGCCTCGACATCGATAAGGCTCTGCTCACTCACATGGAAGGCGCCAAGGTGCCGACCGCGCCGTCTCGCAAGGGGCGCGCATGAGCGAGCGATCGGATATGCGAGACGCGAAGGAGCGGTTCGCCGCTACTCTCGTCAAGAACGGTATGCGTCCCGAGGCCGCCGAAAAGAAGGCCAAGGAACAGGCGCAGAAGCACGACAACAAGAACAGCCGCTAGCCCCCGCTAGCATCGGAGCCCCCGATGGCCGTAAAGACCTCTCAGAACATGCGCTCGGGCGTGGCCGCCGTCGGCTACATCGTCAAGGCGCTCCCCGCCGACCTTCCCACCGAAGCTCCCACCGTGACCTCGGGGACGGGCGTGCCGGCGACGATTGAGCCCAACGGCTCGATCTTCCTCCGCACGAACGGCACGACCGCTGACCAGGCGATCTACGCGCGCATCGCGGGCGCTTGGGTCGCCATGAAGGGCGCGACCTAATGTCGAGCTCCGACACGGAATACGCGGCGCGGTTCTCCATCCCGGAGTTCCTCGAGCGCGGACGCGAGAACAAGATCACCGCGCCGATCTATCGGTCCGGTGCTCTCGTCGCTCCCGTGTCGGGCACGGTGTCCATTTACCGGCAGGACCAGTCCATCGTGGTCAACGCTGGCGTGGTCACCATCACGGCCAGCGTTGCGACCTTCACCGTCACGGCAGGGTCCATTGGGTCCCTCGTCCTTGAGGACGGGTGGCTTCTGGAGTGGGCGCTCCTCATGCCCGACGGTGTGGTCCACACCTTTAGGCGCGATGGGGCGCTCGTGCGCCGGCGGCTCTATCCGGTCATCTCGGACATTGACCTTCTGCGCCGGCACCGTGACCTGTCGGCGCTGCGTGAGGCCGGCGTCACCTCGTACCAGGACTATCTGGACGAGGCGTTCTGCATGATCGAGAACCGCCTCATCGGCGGGGGCAAGCGTCCCTACCTGGTGATGTCGGCCAGCGCCTTCAGGGAATGTCACGTGTGCCTGACGCTTCACCTCGTCTGGCAGGACTACGCCACCTCGGCAGGCGACACCTCGCGGTATCAGCAGCTGGCCGACAGTTACGGTCAGGCGTACGAGAACGCGTGGGCCAGCCTCTCGTTCATCTACGATGAGACCGACGAGAACGTCGTCAGCATCGACCGCCGCAACTCGGGTAGCCCGACGCTCTGGCTGGGTGGCCACGGGTACGCGGGCTGGCTCGGTGGACGAGGCGTCCGATGAAGACGCGGGCCCAGCTCCGATCCTCGTTCGCCGCGCAGTGTGTCGCGGTGCCCAACTGGGTGGAGTCGCGCTTCGCCGCTGACGTCTTCGGTCGCGACCCTGACTCGCTCATGGGGATCGCGACGGTGCGCCTGTTCGCCGTCGGTCTGGGCGACACGAACAACCTCATGGGCGGCGCAGGCAACGGCTACCGTGGGCGCGCTGGGCAGGGCCTGCTAGTCGAGACTGCGGTCGTCGTCCGGTGGGCCGTGCGCCTGCGCCCGAAGGACCAGCAGACCTCACGCGACGAAGCCGAGGCCGCGGGGCAGGAGCTGGTCAACGCGTGCGAAGCCTACACCGCTACGTGGCCGGGGGAGCTCAAGGTCCAGCTCCAGACGATCACGGCTGAAGTCGTCCCTAGCGGGGAGTGGTTCCTCGGGACCGCGACCTTCCTCGTACTCCACGCTCTACCCATCTCGTAAAGGGGGCATAAATGGCCGCATCGACTGTCATCAAGAACTTCCGCGACGGCACAATCATCTTTGCGGACGGAACCACGCCGACCCCGCTCTCTGTCACGGTCACGCTGGAAGGCGGGGACTTCTCCCTGACGGGGCTGAACCAGGGGAACCTCGAGGCAACTACCTACCTCGATCGTGGCGACCTCGGGTCGGTGCGTCTCACGAACCGCTCGTTCCCCGCGATCTCGCTGACCTGTCACATGGCCGACCTGAGCGACGCTACCGACAAGCTCATCTTCGACGCGATCAACAAGACCGGCGCGTTCTCCGCCGCTCTCAGCACGATCACGGGCTCGGATGTGTACGGCCTCAAAATCACCCTCACGATCGAGGGGACAAATTTT